GAGAAATCCAAGCCACGATCATAATCAGTAGGCATCTCTTCAACCTCAGTGTCCTTCAACACTGCGGTAATCACAGGATAGATGCTGGGGGACACCACAAACCTGCGAATTGGATTCTCAGGAACACTGTCCTCACTCATGGGTGATTCACGAACAAATCCCTGGAAGATATATCCACGCTTCTTCCAATACTTGCGACCCATGTCTTCAAGGCTCTTGTCCTTAAACCATGTGCGTACTTCTGTAAGAACGGGACATGTTTCGTTATACATTTCCATGCATGGAACCTGTACGATAACTGGCTTGCTGCCAGGCTGCCCCTTGATGCCAGCAAATGGGAGTCGGATCATTGCCCGCTCTACCCAGAAAAACATGTTTGAATTGTCCCCGTCGGGGAGAAAGCGGATTCTTGCTGTTGTGCCTTCTGGAATATTCCAGTGTGCATAAACACTATTATCTCTTCCGCTATTGGAATTACCACTACTGCGGTTTTCCATCTCTGCTAACTTTGCCCTAATTTCTGCCAAACTTGCCATTTTAATTTTCCTTTATGTTGCCTGACCGTTGAGAGCAACTACTCTCAACGTCATAGTTATTTATACATGATCGCCTATCTAGAGTCAATAAAAAAGCAACATGTTTATCAGGCATGTTGCTAATTTAATGTATTATTTTGAGTAAGTCTATATTAAGTTTACATTGATTGTTTAATTGCCATTAGATTGCCTTCAATCTGCTTAACTAAATTTGGATTGATAGGTTTACCTGCTGACACAGATGATGCAATATATTCAGCGTCATCTTGAATTTGACGAGCCATGGCTACAATCTTACGCATCTGTTCGGGATCCATACTAGCTTCGGTAATTTCTGAAGTTTCTAATCCAGCCAGTTTTCTCATTAAGTTTAATGTATCGCTCATTTTATAATTCCTTATCTTAATCCTGCTAATTTTTTCATAAGAGCCAAACTATCATTGATTGTATTTACATCAATACCTTCTTTAACAGGATATTCTTTACCATCAACTTCAAATTTATCCTGATGAGATGCTTTTGCCTTTGCTAATGCACCTGAAAATTCATTGCCTTCTTCCATGTCATCGCCATGAATACCTTCTTTGCCTGTGCGATCTTCTGCACCACGTTCATGCTGTGTCAACATATAATCACTTACACTAGTCATCATGCCTTTAATCTGAGCCATCTTTTCCTGCACCCATTCAGGAAGATTTTCATCATCCCCTAAGGAATGTTCAAGTTCTTCTGCATGTCTAACGATTGAATGGATTTGATCTTTTGCCATATCGCCTTCTTTATCATATTCCCACTTGCTTTTGTTTGGCAAGCCATTATCTTCATCGCCTTCTTCAGCAACAGGTTCTTTTGAAGTTCTAGCAGCAACTCTTTCGCTGACTTTTTCAATAGGACTACGTGATGATACTCTTTCACTTACTCTTTCAATTGCTGTATTGCCTGTATCTCTACTTGCCACACGCTGCTGTACTCTATCCATAGGTGATGATGTTGGACCTTCTTCAATTGATTCATCTTCCATACTTTGTTGTGAAATTTCTATTTCGCCATGACCTGCATCATTACCGCCAACTACTGGGCCTAACCCTGCCATCTTCAAAATTTGAGCCAATTCAGTTGCTGCTTTTCCGTCTGCTGATACATTAATAGACTTATGCCCATCGCTGCTTGAATTTGTACTTACATTTACTTTGCCGTCTTGGCCGTTTGGCTGATGCATATTACTCATTGGGCTCATGCTTCCATCACTCATATCATCTACTTCCATTCCACATTCGTCAGTTTTGTCATTAACAAGCATTTCTTCTTCACCAATGCCATTAACATAATTTTCAAATTCCATAGATTCATCTTTTACTTTGCCATAAAGATCTTTTTTCTTGCCAAATGCAGCAACACGAACTTCTTTTGAGTATGACTTATCATCGTGTATTTTCTTAAGATCATCTTGATAACGCTTTGCCAACTGAAGAGCAATTTGCATGTCTTCTCTTGATGCCTTGCCTTCTTCTATATCTTGACCGATTTGGCTTGCCCAATTTGCAATTTCGCTATCTTCCATGCCAATACGATCTGATATAGTTCCTAAAATTCGACGTAGTAAAGCACGACCATCAGTATACTTGCTACTAGCAATTAGTCTATCTTCTGAAGGATCATCTTTTAATACTAGTTTAAAATCGGGATCTTTTAATTTTGATGACACTGCGCCGGCCGATTCTCTTAGAGCTTCCATAATATTTCCCTTATATTGTTTGTAGGCCTTAGCGGCGCTGTTGATCCAATTATCTAAATTTTCATTGTAAACCTGTTGAACAAACATTGGCTTAATGTCGTCAATGTCATCTTGTTCTGCCAATATTTTACTTAAATCTTCAAGATTCTCATCGAATCGGCTATTGTTTGCTAAACGGAACAAACCACGCTTTAAACTTTCTTTAATTGCTGCTGCTGCTTCGATTACATGAACAGCGTCTTCGCTTTCAAAAGTCTTGCGACGTGTAGCACTAGCAAAACGACGAAGATTTGACATTTCCATCACTGCATCACTAATAAGTCTGCCATTGCTGTCATATGGTGTTCCACCTCTGCCAACATGGTTTGCCATTGCTTTAGCAGCCATGAGACTATTAAATGGTAATAGGAACTTCTCCCCCGATTCATTGACAAGGAAAATTCTATCAACTTTTAATAATCTATTATTTGTATTTTCAATCATACGTTCGCTGTGTACAACATGAATCTTTACATTGTTAAGGTTGCCTTCGCTTACCTTGCCACGACGTGCCCATAATATCTTGCTTTCGCCAATCTGAGATTTACGGGACTTTTCTTTGTTTTGGTTTGACACGAATTTCAAATCCTCATGAGTAAGTATATCTTTGGTGATGTCTCTGACATCTAATCCTAGCAAATGACTTTTAGCAAATCGTCTTAATTCTTTAAGAAATTTATACCAACCTTGCTTTTCCTCTCGGTCCATATATTTGCTAATATCTTGACTGAAGTAAACTTTAAGGTTCTCGCTGTCTACTAAACTTGCTGTTACATTTCCAAATTTGATTTCATTCTCTTCGTAATCAAAATTAAAGAATCTTGCATCAGGTGGATTAGTTGTCGCGTTGCTGTCCTCATCCCCCATTGTTATACGGGGGAAACGATTTCTTAACTTAAAAAATAAGTCGTTTGCTGCTTGTTCAATGCCTGCCATACTGTATTTAGTTTTATTATTGAATCTATAAATACTTCATGTGTGTTGTAGCAGCCAAATATTTCGAAGGTATAGGGTGGGTTGGGGTTAAAAACCGTGACCGTAATTACATTCCTGAGATTAGTTTTAAAAGAATACAGAAAGATGGTGTAGAAGTTATGCTATTCTGGGATGATATTACACAGTATAGCGAAGGATTTAATAGCGGCAGTGTTGCTATTTTAAGTGCTAGTCTCATGGTAATGGATGACGAAAAAGAAATTACCAAAAGATCTAAGAAACCAAGTAAAGATGGAATTAAGATTAAACGAGCACTTGCTTATCCTAATGTTAAAGCCGCAGCGATGAGTTTAATAAAACAAAAACTAACTGGCAATACACTTATATTTGATCGCGATACCTGTTATCTACTAGAAGGTGCTTGGAAGCCAGGTGGATATGCCGCAGAAGATTATGAATATATAATTCATGAAATACCTAAAGATAAAACTATAACAAGAACTAATCACGGCATATGGGTAGATTGGGCAGGGTATCAACGTGGAATTGATAATAATCAAACTGCTAGTCGAATTTCAAGTGAAAGTCGACGTAAAATTGCTCAATCAATAGTCAATAAAGCAAGAGCCGCAGGATATAATTGACGGCATGGCTGGAACATATGTCGACAACCCACAATTAAACGTATTACGAACTGCACATGATAGAAAACAAATGCGTACAACTAGCCAAATTATGATCATTCCCGAAGAAAAAACATTCTTTATTCGTCCAGTACAAAGTCATATGACATTCAATTTTTGGGAATTAAACAAACCTAAGAATGATTTATGGGTTGAGATACTAAGCAATCGTGTATTATATAAACATTACAAAGAGCACGGAGAACCGCCATTTCCTGCGATGAGTCACGAAAGTTAAACTATCATAAATGGCATTGGTTCTATAACATCGTCCAATGTATCTGTTAAATTTTCACTTAGATCAGCATCATATTGTCTAAGCATCATCGACATCCTAATGATTAACAATGTTGACATTACTAAATCATCTGTTTCGCCGATTTTTGCTTTATAAGTATTGCCTATTGCAACAAAGTTCTTAAGTTCACTGATCAGACCTTTACTTCTAACCGTCATCCTATCTGTTTCAACCCATAGTTTCATCTTAGCACAAGCAGCAATTTTACTTCGATGACTGGTATTGAATCCTTTGCGGTATCTCATTGGGCCGCCGTTTCTAGGTTCGCTTAGAAAATTACCAGCAATCATCTCTTCACCTATATCAGCTATTGCATTGAGCGATGCTTCGCCAATGGTGTTATTCTCTACACTGTAGTATAAGTTTGCAGGGTCTTCGGTTATTTCTAAGATATACCTACATATCTCACTCATTATAGCAACTTGTCGCTGAATAACTGTTAAATTGTGCTGCCATTCAGCAACTTGTTTCATTGTAGTAAAATTCCATACTTGTATAGCAGCTGGGTCGCCGCCAGTACCCAAACTAGGGTCAAGGGCCACACCATAAACATGACCTTTAACAGGTTTTTCATACCATCGAACTTGACCTTGTTTTTCAATTGGATTAACACCTTCCATAGTTGCTAATTTACTTGGAGCAATAAGTGTTTCGTCGAAGATAATGAATTCACAATTATGCTCGCGTCTAAATCTATCAATGCCAATACTTGCACGTTCTTGATCTGCCCAAGTTGTATCTCGTTCAGGATGTCTATTCCACGGGAACATGATCGGAGCAAAGCCATTTTTACCTAGAGGAGTTTCGTTACCATAATCGTCAAACTTTTGGTTAGCAACTTTCCAAATAGTAGCAAACTGGTCTTCATCACTGTTTGGAGTACTAGTAACAATTGCTTTACCACCAGTTGATAGCGTAGGACTAATAGATGTCCAAAATTCACGGGCAATAGTAGGCCTGACGAAGGCAAACTCATCGCAATATAGCAGTGAGATACTCATGCCACGACCGGTAGTTTCAGTCGTTGTAGCACTAACAATGCGACTACCATTATCGAACTCGATGCTGCCCTTGTTATAACTTGTAACACCGCATCTAATGAAGTCTGGAACACTTTCATAAGCATAACGAATACGCTGCATGATTTCCTGTGCACCTGTGTACTTGTGCGCAGCAATAAGTATAGTACAGTCTGGAATAAACATAGCAAACCAAACCAAATATCCAGCAGCACAAGTAGTCTTGCCCATCTGTCTGCCCAACATATTGATACTGAAACGATTATTGTGATAATTTTCGATTAGTTCAATCTGATAATCAAAAGGCACAAACTTAATACGACCACGCAAGGGATGCTGTATATAGAAGAAATTCTCCATAAAGTACATGGGACCAGTTATAGGATCAGCACACTTCTGAAGATGAATTATCTCTTCGAGAGTATATGCCATCTTCGTAAATGGTTTTTTAATTAGTTCGTCTACACCGCTCATATGTCAAACATTTGGTTACATATATTTATTGACAAAATAATCTAATAAGTTACAATAGAATATAGGTAAACTCAAAGTGTAAATAAAAGCGATGTCAGCAACTCTAATTCTCAATGCTAACTGGCAGCCCCTTAGTTGGTTACCGCTGTCTGTTATTAATTGGCAACAGGCTATCAAGCTCCAGTTCATGGAGCGAATCGAAGTCATCGAATATTACGATGATTGGGTGGTCCATAGCCCCAGCACCACACTAATGGTCCCAGCACTTGCAATAACTAAAGATTATCATGCCTTCAAGAAGGGTGTTAGATTTAGCCGTATCAACATGTATCTACGTGATCTGTACCAGTGTCAATACTGTGCCGAGACATGTGATCATCATGAACTGACAATTGACCATGTAATCCCTCGTGCTAAGGGTGGGAAGACCAATTGGGAAAATTGTGTTGCTGCTTGTGTGCCCTGCAATCAAGAGAAAAAGGACAACTATCAAAAGCCAATTAGAGAACCATTTAAACCTGATTATTGGCAGTTGTCAGCGCGGCGTAAAAGTCATAATTACGAAATTAAACACCCAAGTTGGATCCCATTCCTAAATTAAGTTCTGGAAATCATTGAATGTTCTATATATTTGCTTTACATAATCACTAGTACTGTCATAAGAACAAACATAAACGATCTTATCGTTAACTGGGTCTATACCCAATCGTATTCCAGACATACCACATAACCAATAGGAGGTTTGTTTGTTAAAATCTCCTATCCAAGTTTGATATCCATAATATCTTAATGTAGTATTTCCATGGATATTATTATTTCTAATCTGAGGCGATGTTGCTTCTTTCATATAGTTTCTAACAATAGTATTTGAACTTTTTAATTCTCTAATTGTATGTAAACCAATTCTAATCCAATCTCTTGCTACAGCACTAAATCCTGCTTGGGCTACAGCCCTATCATTTTTTTCTAACATCCAGTAACCCATGTTTTCACATTGTGAAGGTTGCCATATATACTTTTCAAAATAATTTAAAAATCCACCATTATTATCTATTATATTACAAATGGCTTCTGTATCCGTTCCACTATAATTAAAAGAATGCCCAGGCTCCATTTCTTTTTTACCATAAATTTTTAAATGATCCACCGTGGAGTAACTGCCATTGGTCATATCATGCCACTCAGTTAAAGATTGATTCCCATTTTCTTTGCTGCGTCTTACTCCACTAGACATAGTTAACATATTTCTTAAACTAGTTTCTCCAAATACAGTACCATCTAAATCCTTACTGTATTTCGATCCCGTATCATTTAAGTTTTCGATTATCCCTTCGGACAACAAGTATCCCAACGTAAAAGCAATTAAACTTTTGCTCATTGACCAAGAGAATAATGGACACGATTCTGAAGCAGGTTTTCTATAATTTTCATAAATTATGTTACCTTTATTGTATACGATTAAACTTAAACAGGGATTTTTTCGAAACAGATCATCAAAACTATTGCAAATAGCAGATTCGTTTTCTGCAGGGGATCTATTAGTTAATATAAGAGGATTATGTGAGGGTTGTAGTTTATAATTTTTAGAAAGACATGCATTACCGCCAGCGACTCTGGCCATATTTTTAAATATTTTTATGTCCATTCATTTCTTTCTTTTACCAGTATTATGAACTACTGGACTAACAATATTTCCCCCATTTTCTTCTTTTGTTCCCTTATTACTAATAAATTTTGGTGTTGCTCCTATAGTTTTGCCTGCACGTTTAACTATTTCTATTTCTTCATCGGAATAAGGAACAATTTCAAGTTTATCAGCAATATTAGTTTGATCATCCATATTGATATTTTCTTCAGGTGCTTTGCTCATAGCAACACCAAAACGATACATATGATAGAAGTTTTGACTTGCATCTGGAACAATCACAGCAGTAGGTTTTGGCAAGGGAAAATAATGTTCTCCACTCACATCGCGCTCTTGTTCATTGATAAACTCTTTGGCTCTCATCTAAATATTCCTACTCAGAAATATTTATGCTATAGATATGTTATTAGTTTACCATTTTCGTAATTATCGATAGCAGATATTATGGTGTTTGCTAAAAGAGAATTTTTATAATCGCCATCTAGATGATTTATTCTTTTATCTGAACCCATAGTTTCTCTCGCTTTATTTTTGTCCATTCCTAATAAACTAAGTTTTATTAGAGCAGGTCTTATTTCCATACCATTCTTCCATCTATAATAATAATTGTTACTGTCATATGAGGAAAGTTCCATGCTAGGTTTAAAGAAGGACCAGAGATGTATAATTTTACATCTATGAGATATGTTAGATAATACTTCTTGATCAAAATATCTTAATGCAGCATTATATGCAAAATCTTCCTTAATAAAATCTGCTAAATGTGTATAATATTTTTGTGCTGCGTCGATGATATCCGCGCTATCTTTATACTGACTTGCTATTTTTTCTGAATTAAAAGTACTACTCATATTCAATGATCTAATGGTCCTATTGAATAACCTGCTGGCATCCGTCCAGACAAATACCATCACATCCGGAAAAGTTCTATCCTCAATTGAAAAAGCATTATGAAATCCAAATTGTATTAATATTGTATCCCATATGCTAGAACCGCCAAATCCAAAATTCACTATTTGCTTGCGTTCAATGCCATAATTATCTGCAATTTGTTTTAGATAAGTATCCCATTCACTATAACTTGGATAGTTTTCGCAGAAACTATCGCCATAAAAACCTATTCTCATGTTGTCCTTTTTGATTTATTTACGTCTAGATCGAAAACCCACTGGCATTTCTCCAGTCAGCAAAGGTTTACTAAACCATAATTGAAACCATTCGTCTGTGCCGGGTTGTATATTTTGTTCTCGCTCGATTTGACGAAAATGCGTGGCACGTTCGCTAGTTACTTGACCATAACTTTCTGTCTTAATACCAGCAAGTTTTTTAAGTTTTTCGAGTTCATCCATCAAGAGCGTCTTTTAATTTTCTTTCCACTATTATGAGGTACAGGGCTTGCCTTTAAAACATCGCTAGTTTCTTGACTTGGAGGATTAGCAATGTGCTTTGATTTGAATCCCATTCTTTTCCCAGTTTGTTTTAATATATCCTGCTCTTCTTTTGTATAAGCAACAGTTACCATTTTCTGACCTGTTGGACCATTTTTAGGCATTGTTTTGTCAGGACTACCTGCTAATGCAACACCAAATCTAAACGCATGGTATGGGCTACTGTTATCGAGATCTGGCCAAACTGTACCATTGGGCATAGCAGACTTTGCTGAGTCTGAGAAATCATTTTCGTCTTCTTTTATAAATTCATTCGCTCTCATTTTTATACCCCGTATTTGTTTTTCTTAATTTTAGATACAGGGCTTACACTATGAACTTCGTCGTGCTCTCCACTTTTATCTTTCGCTACTTTTTTATGTTTTTTACCTAATCTTTTTAATCCACGAATTAACATTTCGTGTTCTTCAGGGGTATATGCCAGAGCAAAAGGAGTTGCATTAAAATGTTCGTGTTTTGGATTCATTGTAGATTCATCATCCCCAGCTACAATGCTCATAAATCTGTAGTACTCGTAGCCAGGATCCATATCATGTAATACCATACTAGGACTCATTGCAGCAATTTGCTCAGCATGTGCTTTTGCTAAAGTTTCGGAGATGAATTCTTTTGCTCTCATAGTATTATTTACCCATTTTTACAAAAGTTATAGAAGTCCTTCATCTCAGGAAATGTTTCTAGAAAGTTAGTATCTCGACGCTTGTCATGTTCATCTACGAAGATTGCAAAATCTTTTCTTAAGACTGCAATATCCTTACGAGGATTATCTAACTTGTATTGAAAATATTGAAGTTGTCTACGTGCTCTAAAGAGTTCATGCGTAGTAGCAAGATTAACCTTAAGTTTTTCTGCAATGAATTCTACTTGTTCTTCAAAGTAGGGCATAAAATCTTTAGTAAGAATATCAACAGCCAAATAAATTGGACTTTCTAGATATGTATGCGTGTCTAGTAATACCCTATTAGGAAATTCTGCTTTTAATGCATAAACATCCTCAAGAAATCTTTTATATGATATAACAGACATAGCACAGTAAGTTGTCATAACTCTTACATTTGAGTTTTGTATTTCGTTTAAAATTCGTCGAACATTGTTGATCCAGTCTTCATAGACTAAGCCGTCTCGTATATACTCTGCTTGTTTACCATATGATTCACAACTTGTCCAAACATAAAAAGATTTTATCTTATTGTTAGATGTTATTTCGTTTACTTTATCGATGAAACGGTCGATTATTTTTGTTGGAACACCTAAATTACTATTAATTCCTAATTCTAAATCAATGTTAGGAAATTCGTTTATGTAATCTATTACTTTGAACGTATGCGGGCTTAATAACGGTTCGCCGCCAGTAACTCTAAATTGCTTTAACTTATTGTATATGTCCGGCCACCATTTCCAGAAAGCATCGATATATGGATTAAATTGATCTGGTGGTATTGGCATCTTATCTTCATGCACAGTGCTTTCGATGGTGTTTCCGGTATTAGTAGAAACAGGAAAAGGGCCGTGTTTTTCTATTTCTTTCATCCAACTTGAACTTGTAGCGGCGCAGCAGTAACTACATTTGAAGTTACAGGTATTAGAAAAACTAACTTCTAACCTACTGGGAACAGCATCATCTTCATATCCTGCTTCGACTATCTTTTCAATGATAGCAGGATCATTCCTAAATTCCCACATACTAAAATTTACTCTGTCGGAATAGTCACCTTCTTTATTCAGTGCATCTTCCATTTTATGACAATAATGACATTCGTGAGGTCTGATACCCTCGAGCATTTGCTTACGCACAGCCTTTTTATAAACTGTGTTGTGTAATGCACTGGGATTGTTTATTAGTTCTTCGAGTGGAGTTTTATGAGTATTTGGATGTGGACAACTATGATTGTGCCCGCTTTCCAATAAAATAGACGCTTCTTTCCATTTGGATACACACATCCCAGGTCCGATAGCGTCTAATTTCTTTTTTACTTCAAATTGAAGTTTACTTTCGTCAAAATTGTTTTTCATCACTACCTCTAAGTATAATTATCCCCATTCTAAATTGGGGATAATTTCTTAGTCAAATGATATAGCAGTGTGCAATGGGTTATTACCTGGTGAAGTCATTGGGGTAGTAACCTTCGGCTTTGCAAGATCATTGCCTGATGGTACAGCAGAACTTACACCCATTGTAGTTGGGTTTGGAGTTGTTGTAGCAGCATTAAAAGAATCACCTAGTATTTCATCTTCCATGTCACCGCCCATTGGTCCGTCCATGTGATCAGGTCCGCCCATTGGTCCATCCATGTGATCAGGCTTGTCACCTAACATACTGGCTAAACTTGGGATCGGTCCCGAGGAAGGCATTCCGCTTGGTGATGAGGGAGGAGGCAAAGCAGGCATTCCACCGGGGCTACCTGGCATAGATGGTCCAGCGTCTGCACCTTTAGTTGTCTTAGCGCCAATTTGACCAGCAAGTTTTAAGATTTCAGCAAGTACAGCATCGCTACCGCTTAGTGTGATCTGTACATCCTCGTCAACTTTCTTATCTTCCTTGTCCTTGAGAGCCTTAGTCATCGGCTCCTTCTTATCGCCGTCTTTATCAAAGTCTAGATAATCTGGCTTCTTACCTTTTGAATCAGTCTTCTTATCTTCGCCCTTGTCCTCATCTTTATCGTCGTCCTTCTTACCCTTGAGCATGTTTTTAAACTTCTCACGAGCGGCTTTCTGTGCTTCTGAGGCTTCAGAAACTGGGGCTTGTCCGCTCATCTTTTCAGCAGCAGCAATCGCACGACCAATCTCTTCTGGACTGCGATCTGCAATCTCTCTTAATTTTGTTAGTACATCAATCATTTGCATGGGTTAGATTCCTTATTTCTTAATATTTCTAGAGGTTGGTAATTTATTTTGCTTGGTACCAATTGGGCTTGTTGTGCCTTGAGGCAAGTCGTTTGAAGTCTTACCAGTGCTGGTTTTTTTAGCAGCATATGTATATTGATACTTGTTAGGTTCCCTATTTGACAATGCTGTTTCTAAATCAGCAAGAACCTGAGGGTAAGTATTTTTTGGAAGATCTTTGTCTAGAATTGCTTTTCCATCGTCTGCTTCGCTTGCAATAGGTGCAACTAAAACTTCTTGATTTGGTGTTGTTACCATTACCAAACTTGATGGTATGCCTGCTGTATTAAATGCTGCTTGTAATTCAATAGGAGTACAAGGATAGTTCGTGACAACATCAACAATATAAACTTCAGGATTATCTAGATGCTCAAATCCAAATGCTTTTTGTTGTATTGGCAAACGCTTTGGCTCACTAATTCCATCACAATCGTATTTCTGTAATACTGCTTCTAATCTGCTCATGTTTTCTTTGCTTAGTTCAGTAGCAATCCTAACACGGAACATGTATTTCTTAGTACTCTCTACGAGATAATCACTGAAAGCTCTCATTATACTTAGATCCTTATGATGTATTTATGTTTTACCCGACAGACTAGCAATCAATGCATTTCTGTCCCAAACCTTTGCTTCTACAGCAATGCCAGGATCATCTTCTTTTTTATCAGCCATCTGTTTCATTAAACGCATCTTAAGTTCAGTTTCTTTTAGTTTCTTCTGTGCTTTGCCTAGTTTAGCAGTGACAGCGTGACCTAACATCTTACTTGCACTATCAAAAATAGGAGCACTAAAACGAGGTTCTGTATTCATACCAAGACTCATCAAACTATCGAAACTTTCTAATGCTCTCGTAGTAATATCATCTAATTCTTTATCTGTTGTATTCTCAGGCTCAACAGGTAAAGTTGCTTCTATGCTACTAGCATTTGCAATAGCATTCTTGATATCTTCTTTAGATATGTCTTCGCTGTTTACTTCAGGTAGATCAAACAGATCTTCTAATTTTTTATTCATAATAATAATTATCTAGTTTTAAATTTCTTAGTTTTTTTAGGGTTATGAAACATGTCTGCTTCTGTGACTACTCTAAAAGTCATTCCTTGACTAGCACACCATTTACGAGCAGCATCCCATTTAAAATGATTCAGTACTGCCATTGCTTGATTGCGTTGTCCTTTTCCTACCGTTTCCATTACTTCGCCGCTAGGTTTAATTTCAACAAGTTCAGCCCTTTGTTTACCATCTTTTGTTTGATACATCACAAAAAAATCAGGAACATATATCGTATTCTTTTTTGTAAATGGATTAAAATAAGGTATATGTATTGATTCACTTGCCCAGTTAACTACAGCAGGATGATTGTCGCAGAAATTCATGAAAGCCCACTCCCAACTGCTGCGATATGTGGGAGCACCTTTACCTGCATATTTTTCAGGATTTTTTAATGTAAATTTTCCTTGGGAATATTTGCTCACGCAATAATATTCCTATCTACCCAATAGTTGGTTATACTAGCATTAGAAAAACCCAGTTTACTATAAGCATCTCTTGTGCCATTAAAAAATGTGATAACAAGTGATTTAATATCATTCGTGGTATCAGTTGCTAATTGATTAATAATTGCCAATGAATTTAATTTATTATTATAAGTCATGATGATCAGATATTGAGTTAACTGTTGTGCCGATAGATCAGAAGTACTTCTACTTCTAAAAAAATTGTATATTTGATTATATGTATTAGAGTCAACCGTGAACTGCTTACCATTGGAGGTATTAAAAAATTTCTGAGTTTCAGTTGTAGTATTTGGTAGACTTGAAGTTGTTGCCATGCTATTATTTATATTGCAACAGGCACACCAGTTGTTGGATCTATTATTACTGTAGTTAAACTAGCAGGATTGATTGTAATGCTTGGAGATATCGACGATATACCTTGTAATTTAGTATTGATAAGATAATTTTCTGCTACAGTTGCAATTGCTACAGCAGAACTAAGGTTAATGCTATTTAGATAACTCTGAGCCAATGCAATATCTGAGGAAGAATATCCTTTGTTTTGTAAAATATTTTGCCAACCCGATCCATTATAAACTGGCTGAGTACTAACTACAGGGTTTGCAAAATTTATCTGAACTGAAACTGAACTAGACTGTCCATAGTTGTAATTTCCCACAGAATTTGGATTAGTAATGTACTGTTGTGCAATCGATATTAAATTATACGAAGGACCTAAATTTGCCTGTGCAATGTATAAACTTGCAGCATTTATTTGATCTTGTGTATATCCTTGGTTGTATAATGTATCTTGCCAACTATTTGGAGTGTATAAACTACCTACCTGTGCAGGGGAATAAACTGCTTGACCACTGCTTGTAGATAATGTACCATCAGAATTTGTATTGCTTATTGATCCATAATTTAAACTCGGCGCAGTTGTAGTTGCAGGGGTTGGGAATGAAAATCCAGAAGAAGAAGGATTTTTTGTAGTAGACGCACCAAGCGAAGTTATTTGACTGTTATTTAAAAATGGAGTATTTACAGGATTAGAATTATATTCAGCATTCTGTGTTGCAGGACTATAAATCTTTTGTCCCAAACCTGACAGATTTTCTGGAGTTCGTTCAGACGTTGTGCTGTCATATGACAATCCAGTCTTTGTATCTATGTTGTAGGTAGCAGCACCAGGAGCGATTGGACTTTCGATAGTATCATATGTTTCAGGCGATGCTTGGCCAAAACCCGGTATCCCAGTTTTTGCATCAACTTTACCTGCATATATCACACCTGTATAGTGGAATGTCATTGATGCTTCCATTATACCAGTATTCTCACTATAATCATGTGAATCATGTGAAAATGAACTAATGATAGGATTTTCTAAAGTTATTACCTGTGTGCTATCGGTATGATACATGCTATAGATTTCTATCTTATCTAGATATGGAATTTTGACTCCAGTATCATATCCCCAACGATTTGATTTTGTCTGTAGATATTTGTCATCAATCTTATAGTTGGCATCATCATATCTAGTATCATTATAATAGAATGAATAATATCCTGCCCAAAATTTTCTTAAATTTCCAATATTGTCATCATGAAACTTAATAGTCACAGGATTATATTTAATTTGTTTTTGTATTAACACTTTTCTGTTGTACTGATTTAAATCTTGAACTTCAATTTCAAATTTCGGTAATTCGATATTTTTAACCAGATAGTTCAACTCAATCGAAGTAGCATCGGCATTTACTTTTCCATATGTATTTTCAGCATTGGGATTAAGTAGTATCCTAACATAAAAACTAAATTTACTTTTTGGGGCTCTGCTAAAATCGTTACTACGAAAAATACGTGCGGCATGTCTATAATCCCGCACGTAGTTATTATCTTTTCTGGAACCTATCGGACTCCAATTAACCATAGTTACCTTTAGCCAGTAGCAGTGGCGTTAGTGTTTACTGGTCTATCAACAAATGTACCTACACCAGTACCGAGTGGGGTCTGTAAGGCATTATCATAACGTATTGACATAGTAATTGTTGCAGGCTCATTGTCTTTATAGTCGAAGTTATTATAATTCACTTCACTGATAAAGCAACCGTAGATTTCCCAAGTTTCAAGCACATTTGGTTGAATATTTCCATTACCACCGTCAAGCACTTCAAAGATAGTCTGAAACTTGTAATCAACACCAGCAAATGCACTTGCTTGTTCAGCAAAATCAAACTGCTTCTGAATTTGTTCACCAACCAATGCACTCACTGCACCATTTGTGTCATCACGAAGATTAACTGTCAATGGTTGCCATTCTGGCTTCCCTTGTAAGTACATCTTGCTGTTATATACATCAAGTGTGATTGGATTAAAGTTTAAGTTGGGGCGAGTAAAATCCATCACCTGCTTTGAAAGTTCAGTTGAAGGATTAGTTACGCCAAAGTTTAAGAATGTAACTCTAAAACGATACTTTAGTTTAGGCATTAGTAAGCCTTGAGTATTGCTACTCTGATCTGTATCTAGAGGTACTGTCATTTTTAATAAAGATGCAACAGCCATCGTTAACTCCTGTTGTAATTATTTATAGTCTTAGACGAATATTTTTTCGGGGTGTATCCGTGAATAGAGGCCCCGTAGGGCCTCTATTCTGTTTTAATTACTTAATTGGTATTGAAGGAGCAAGATTACCTGCTGCTAACTGTCCAGTGGCTTTTACACGTACTGGAATATAGATAAATTCTACTGCCTTAACAGGTTCGATCGCAATATCAATGTGTAGTTCATTACGATCAATAGTTGCATTAGTATTATTAGTTCTATCGCAAACAACTAAGAAGTCATAAACACCACGACGTCCAGCAACATCGTTTAGTAACTGATCGCAAATTGCCTTTGCCTTATCACGAGTAATCTTATCGTTGGGCTCAAATACCAATGGACGAACAATCTGTTCTAGTCTTTCACGTAGGTAAGCAACTAGACGTGCAACATTAATACGATCAAGTGCTGTAGCAGCCTTCTGACGTGTACGGTTGCCATAGTTAATGTATCCAACCTGTGGGAAATACGTTACAGGATTGATATCATTTCTATATAGTAGATCACGCATACCTTGTGGAGTACCAGTTCTTACAAATGCATTGAAGTTGTTACGATCAACATATCCAATTGCAATTGCGTCAACAGCACCACGAGTATTGCCAGCAGGAGCAAACCATAGTTCACTATTCTGATCACTTAAGATCATGGTCTTAAGAATCAATGCACTCATTGGTACTACTACAGAACCAATACCATCTAATGCATTAACTGTTGCACCACCTGGATAGAATACAGCACAGTATGGGTCACCGATTGTAATACCATCTTCGCCATCTAATCCAGTGCCTAGTGCATCAATCAAGTAGTTTTCAACTGTTGTTTGATCAGCAGCGAGACCAAGAGGAACTTCACCAATAACAAATCCTGTATTTCTACGGTTATCATTGAGTTCTTTTAGATTTAACAATAGTTCAGGATAACCAGGAGCACACAATAGATTAAATGGTCTACCCTCTTCAAGAAGATCTGTACTGAGATCAACTGCTTCCTTCATTGCACTTACAACGACATTTCGCTGTGCCTTACGACCAAAGAATGGAACATTATTATATTGCTTACCACTATATGACTGCCAAGTATCTTTTGTGGATGGAAGAGATACTCTTGGAAAACTCTCTACAGTATAGTAATTTTGAACATACTTCTTAACATTCAACGTACTACGACGTGTATTGAATAGCAAGCATCCCGGTGGATACAATGCAGGATCTGGAACATCGAGATCTATATAATTGCTGGTCAACATAGTTTTAATTGGCACAACTTCATCTAAGAAAATATCATGTGCTCCATCATCATCCCAACGAGCATCGCCAAATACAACACCACTTTCGCTCGATGCGTCGCTAGTATCAACTTGAATCCACTGATCAGTTCCTTGTACACTTTCCCAACGATAGAGTTGAGGATAATTTTCCATATCACTAGTATCGATCCAAAGATCACCGTATACTAGTGCAGCACCGCCTGCGCCAGTTACTGGATCTGTTGATTGCATATCCGGCTTGCTTGGGCTAAAGATTGGACCTAATGGATCAGTATTTGAAAGATTATAGCCTCTTGCATCCTGAACTGCATTTCTATAGCCTTTCCATACATGATTGACATTGATTAAAATGTCAGCTTCTATAGCATCCGAATACCAAAGGATACCATTGTCTGGCACAGAAGTTGGTTCATACCCCTGTTGAATAATTCCACCAGTTGGAATTTCAATCCAGTTGCTAACAACTAACTTACCAGCATAATCAAGTCTAACATTAATAATATCAGTGTTAATTCCTAAAACTGACAACGGAGTGTTAGTTACATCGTCGAGGTAGATAACTCCACCCTGATTGTGAGTTAAAACAAGTCTACCTAAACTGTCGATGCTAGAAGTTACTAATCCGTTTAATCCAGGCACACCATTGATCAACTGAGAAATACCATATGTAGTACTAGCAGTACCACTTGCTCCAACAGTAATAGTTGCAACATTAGTTAAGGTAGATGTACCAATTTGACTTGCACTAATAGTAAATGAATCGCCAGTAGTTAATGTTGGATTTGCAACCAATGATGTAACAACTGTTGGTCCAGTGGCATAACGTGTGAGAGTCTGATAAGTTACAGGACCAGCATTAACAACACCAGAATTTGTATTGCTAGTAAGACCATTTACACCATATTGTGTATACAAACTATTCTTCGCAATACCCAGACCACCTCTTGTTGGATCTAATGTTGCAAGAGATTCTGCATCGTTTGCAAACAATAAGTTTGGTACTAGATCCCAATTCTCAGTTACTGAATTACGACGATAAGTTGCAATATTTGCACCATAGTTAAAGTTTGTTGTCTTGATCCACACGCTTCCTGAAGGACGAGGAACAGTTTGGAAGTTCTTCCATTGAGGAACTGTACTATGCTTGCTAAACTGTACTGTTAATCCAGCATAATAGCCTGCGATTAGACCCAATCGTGTTAAGATTGTGCCCTCGCCTGTTGAACCATTGGTACCATTGACAAGATGCATCTTTCCGTCAACAACCGAACCGTTGCTCTTAGCAGTAGTGTCAACATAAATGTGAACAGTTTGAGACGTAGGATTAACTCTAGCACTGATGCCTGCGATATTTGCAGCATTGATATTTGCAACAAACGAATCATCAGTTGATCCACTAGCAGTAACAGTAACACCATTGATTACAACAGTGTGCCCAGGAGTGATATTGCTAACATTTGCAGTTGTGCCGGTGACTGCTGGCTGTGAAGTATACCACGAACTAGGATATCCTGCAGTTATATTACTAGTTCCTACTAGTACCCAGTGCCCGTCATAACTCTTGTAGTAGAGAGGATTAGTTGTCAATGATCCAACAATTGCATAGTCGCCGAGATTGCCATAACTATTTCTAGGACGATTGTTTAATATCTGAGTAGCAAGATCTGTTAGGTATGTAATTTTCTGTTGAACAAATACTTGATTATCAGCATCCCATTCAAACACGCCCCAACGACTAATTGCAGAATCAAGCCACAATGTGCCACCTGCTGCTTGTGCAGTTGGTCTAGCATGACTGGGTTCAAGTTGTGCAAGGTCGATATCGGCACGAACAATATAAGCACTGCTAATTGCTCCGAGTACATTATGTGCGGCCCACAAGCCGTATTCGCTACGCTCGTCGCCATACATTCTATTTCCGCTGTGATCATTCGGGAAAATTGGAAGTCCAAATTTACTTACAAGTGATCGCTGATCACCTATATTATAAACTTTTCCTGCATTTTCTTTAGTAGTTGCATCTGCTGTTAACCCAGAAGCATTCATTTTATCCTGTGCAGTTGCTAGGATAATAAGAGGAATTGTTCCAACGGCAGTTGGAGCATAATTACTCTCATCGATTACTGTAACTTGCACACCTGGTGAAACTAAACTGTTTGCCATATTATCATATCCTTTTAGTAGGTTAATAATATTTAGCGATTAGCCCTAAAACCAGGGTGTTTGTACGGGTTCTATTGGGATATAATTGCTGAGACTTTGTTTTTAAGATCCTGTAAAGATCCAACATTACGAATAATATGATTACGTTTTACAAGTCTCCATTCCCATTCGCTACTGTGAATCTCAGGATGATATACTGTCATATACAGTCTAAGTTCTTCATAGTCACTGAACTGCTCACTGTACCATTTGGGCAATGGTGGGCGCTGAACTTCCCAAATTGCACCTTGTTGGCTTAGAATTACATCAACTTCATTTCGAAAACGTACATCACTGATAACGTAATTTTTAGAAGGATCGTTTGCTCTCTTCATAAGACTATGAACCCAGATATTTTTATGGAAGTGATCACGCATAACATCTGTGCCAATATGCTGTAGAACCCAGCGAGGCGTTACAGGATGTTGCATAACATTAGACCAATATGTGTCTACTTGTTCTCGCCACAGACGGCTCTCTTCAGTATCGCCCTGCAGGAGTTCTCGAGACCAACCAAATATAGCTGAGACAGAGTCTTTAAGACTGTCCGCAAATGATACTTTAATGAAGCCATAATCTTCCACAAGGATGTTGGCAATTGTGCTCTTGCCACTGTTAATAAGTCCAATAATTCCTACAATCATAAAAACACTCTAACAGAAAAACTGTGAGGAATCAATATTCCTCAACTGCTGTGATTTTAGCAGACGGTGTTAGGTATTCCCATACTGATTCATTATAATGAGGAACCCCTGCCCAATATTTTTCAGCAGCATTTTTAACTTCTGGGCTATCAACATTGTAGCCATCACTGATCAACATACTAACTTCTGATCCCCAATTAAGATCATGTTTTTGAATTGGGCCCAATGGTACAACTGTAAACAACCACTCAGTTCCGCCGCCTGCTAAGTCAACATCATCAGGGTCATGACACATGAATACACCTTGACGATGACCTAACATGTTAGATGGACGATAGCGTTCTAAGGCAGAATAAAAATCCGTGTTACCCCATGTCTGTTCATAATTGTCACGAGGAGTTAACACTGTGCCTACAGGCAACTCATCCATGCTGCCATGATAGAATGTCGAAGCTATTTCGTGTAAACGCATTTGATCCTCATTTAGCCAATAACAAACCACGCAGGAGTCTCCCCTGTCATGCTGTTTGAAATCTCAAGTTCTAACTTATCAATCATTGCTTGGCTGTCAGTTAGTAACTGAGCACCATTTAGTGTTGTTCCACCTTGCGGCCCAACGATGCTGCTAAACTTACCGCGACCTTGCCCTAACATACGCATACAAAGCGCAAGAGTGTAATCTTTAAGCCATGGATTACTGTAAACATCACTTAATATTGTAAGATCAGGCTTATAGTTTTCAGTCCAAAGTAGAATGGTTTCTTTGTCTGCTCTGGGACGGCGCATGATAGTTAATTGTTTAGTTACAGTATTGAATGTGAAATTCAGAAATCCACCAAACATCTTTGCTGCTTCTTTAAGAAACATGCTATAGAAAGCATAAGTGGCAAGACCTCCTACACGACCGCTTTGGATCATGTAGAAGTTGACAAAGCCTGCTTCGAATGGTTCATACTGACTAGCAGTGCCACTATTAGAACCAATGTTTCTCTTATAACAATTTCGAACACTAACAACTTCTTTTGGAAGAGTATACGTGTTAGTATCCATCTGAAGTTCTAGGAAACTGTAACTCTCTTCAACTGAGTTGCTACTACGCTGGCGATAACGTGCCAACGCTTGTTTTATTGCAGTTTCATAATGGATAGGGTCGAGTTCAACATCAACTAGTCCTTCACCTAGTGAATAACGAACATAGTCAAAAATTTCATTTTTTGCTTCTTGTAAAGTGGTCATCGCACATTATTTATTAGTGCGATGACCTATTCAGTTACTTGCTTGCTTTAAGCAGCACAATATCTGCTGACAGTCTACCATTTAACTCGATTGGCACTGCTTTAATATCCTCAAGGAAAGTACGCAGTGCGATCTTACCACTGTTGGCAAAGTTCTTCAACTGTTCAGCAGGCTTACGCAGCGTCTTAGCAACTGACTTCTTATTATCAAATCCAAGAATTGTGCTACCCTTAATGCCCAACTGACCTGCATCTGCGGCAGCAACATACTTGCCCATCTTGCGTGTCTTGATGTTGTAGATCCACAACTCCTTAGCACCCATGATGTCCACTGGGTTGACACTGACAAGATTCAGTTCTTTGTTCTCGACACAATACTTGACCTTACTGACCATCTTTTCTCTGCTAGGAGCCTTCTTGACACGAGCCTTACGCACTGCTTTCTTAACAGCACCATAAGTCTCGAGAGCATCAGTTAGCCGGCTATAGAACTCGCTGAGATGTTTGAGTTTAGCTTTGTCAATGTGACGATAGCCTTCCTTCAACTGTTCATCTGCTGTCTTGCTCTTAGCAGCAAGCAGTTCTTCCATACGTGGAGTAAACACTTCTGCGATCTGATTGACGAACTGCTGTGGCACGTTCTGATCACGCATCCACTTGACCATATCAGGCATTTCCTTGCCTGCATCCCAATCATCGTACCATCCTTCGATTTCACCGATGATCTCGCCAAATTTCTCACGCATACGATCTTGGATCGTCATCTTAACGACATTGCCTTTATCTGCTGCCTTCTTAGCAGACAACCGCTCATGACCCAGCGTTAGGATCTTTGTAAACTCAGCATCAATCCAAGTCTTTGTGTCCTCACGCAGAGGAGCACCCATCATCAGCATCTTACAGACCTTACCCAGTGTAAAGCCCACACGCCATTCCTCGACTTCATTGAAGGCTTGGACATCCTGCTTGGTCCAGTTGCACTTGCTGGTGCCATACTGGCTGACATACTTTACAAGATCGCCACAACTATTGTGATAGTTGTAATAGTGGATACCAGCCCACCAATTTTTGCTGATCTTCTCGTCATCCCAAGACTCACTGCCTGCCCATTTAGGTTCAGGACCAGTATACTTCTCATCCAAGAAGCGAGGTGTGCGAGTCACAGTCTTCTTCTTTGGTGCGCCCTTGAGCAGGGACTTTTTAGCAGTGGGTTTTGCTTTTGCTTCAGCCATAGCAGATCTCCTATATGATTAGCATACAGCCTATATAGCCGTTGTCAATCAATAATGTCCTTCCAGTTCAGGCTCCCAATGCTTAATGCTCTCCCGGAGACGCTGGGTGCCGATCATCTCAACGCCCGTACGCTCCTGATCGTCAAGCAAACACCGTGCCCAAGTGACAATAGCATAATCCTTTCGTTCCTTGATGGCGCTCATATAGGCGCTGTAAGAAATAACGAGATCTTTGATTGCCTGTTCGCTACGGTCAGTCATGTTAGTTACCCCGTATAGTGTTGTAGTGATGGATGCCAAACGCAATGACCATTCCCAAAACAAGAACGAGGAAAGGCCCAAAGAGGATAAACAGGTCAGCAGTAGACATTATGCCATCTCCTTATCACGGAAGTTAACACGGAAGCGAAGCATCTTAAGATGGTCATCACTGCCGCAGAGTCGAATGGTCTTAACAAGACCACGGAAGTTAGTATACTGGATATCAACCCACGGAACTAAGGTGCCAGCACTGTTAAGCGCCAAGCACATACTAACAACCTCACCACGCAGCACACCAGCAGCACTGGTCCAACGCACACGATCACCAATACGCACACCGCCAACTCGGGGGTCGCTAATGTTGCTGTCATTGTAAAGCATTAGTGCTCTCCTCATTCCCTATAATACATAATAGCACAGGCACCCAAAGCGTCAACTGATATTTTTACTAGTTTAGGTGAAGATATGGGACATAATTTTGCTGGGAATAATACGCAGCATATTGGGCTTTAAGGGTGCGTTGCAACTTTTGCGTGTAAGGAACGATTACAACTTCCTCTAACACACCCTCTATTTGTTGCATATCTGTTACAAAGTTTGCATACATTTGCGGAGTAAGACGCTGGGCAAATGCAAGGTATGTAAGATAAGGGTTAACAACTAAGAAGTGTTTGGACTGCTTGGACATAGTGCTCTCCTCATTCCCTATAATACATAATAGCACCTATACCCATATCGTCAACCCAAAATGGCACCAAAATTCCAGGAAAATTGTAACAAATTCTGTTACAAATCTGGGGTTGACTGAACCCAATTTGGGTATATAGTAGCACTATGTTGAAGAGAAAGGGGTTAAAAATGAGCAAGAATCCATACGCAAAAGCACTGGCTAACCCCTTGTTTCGCAAGCGGGTTTTGAAAGCAG